AGGAAGCTCTCTTAAGCAACAAGGAGTACTTCCAGGGTGCGTACAACAAGATGTTGAAGGAAGCACAGGACAGGGCTGATGAAGAAAAGGCTGACAGAATCAAGCAATCAGAAAAACTGAAGAATTCCATTTTGAAGGACAAACAGCTGTTTGGTGATATGGAGATATCAAATGACTTGAGAAAGAAAGTATTTGATAACATTTCCAAACCAGTTTACAAGGACCCTGAGACAGGAGAATACCTGACTGCCCTTCAGAAATATGAAATGGAAAACAGAGGAGATTTTCTCAAGTATGCAGGTCTCATCTACACACTTACCGATGGTTTCAAAGACTTTGAATCTTTTACCAAAGGTAAGGTAAAAAAGGAAGTAAGAAAAGGCCTTAGGGAGTTAGAACAGACCCTGAATAATACCAGAAGGGCAACTGACGGTAGTTTAAAGATGGTAACTGGGGTTAATGATGACCCTGAATCATTTATCAGCAAGGGAATGAAGCTAGACTTTTAATAGGCCACTTAATATGACAACGATTTCTAATGTTTAAAATTTTTTAAGATGGCTGGAAAATTAGGTAGATTCCAAAAACAAACCTTTAACCATTGGATGGGCACGACCAAGTTAAACCACCTTGGCGGTATCTTCCAATTACAACCCCAGAAGGCTACAAACCTGATGGTACAACTGCTTGCTTGGTACAAAGGCAAGACTCTTGATACATTCTTGTCACAGTTCCCTGTAAAAGAATTTGATTCAGATGATGAATACACATGGGATGTTATTGGTTCTTCTCGCAGGAATATTCCTTTGGTAGAAGCACGTGACATTGATGGTAATATCATTACTTCAGCAACAGCTACCAATGTAGGTGTAAACGGAGAGCCGTTCTACTTGGTATTTGCAGAAAACTGGTTTGCAGACGGTGAGGTTATTGTCGGTGAATTGAATGAAGTTTATCCATTGCGAATTTTAGGTGATGCACGTAATGAAGGTACCCAGTATCTCTACAAGGTAGAATTGATGGGTGGTATCACTACTGGTATGCCTAAGGATGAATTGCTGGCAGGTAAGAGGTTCTCTGTTGAGTATGCTCCTGTAGAGAAGGAATTCTCTCGCAAGGTTGGTGATATTCGCTTTGCATCTCCTGTTAGTATGCGTAATGAATTCACCACTATCCGTATTCAACACAAGGTATCAGGTGCTATGTTAAACCGTAAGGTTGCCTTTGGTATTCCTGTAACTCGTGAAACCAATGGCCGCTATGTTAAGGATACAGTTAACATGTGGATGCATGAGGTACAATGGGAACTTGAACAGCAATGGAATGACTACAAGAACAATGTACTGGCATTTGGTAGGTCTAACCGCAACCTCAATGGTGAATACCTGAACATCGGTAAGTCTGGTGAGGTTATCCGCATGGGTGCAGGTTTGTATGAGCAAATGGAAGTATCCAATACAATGCCTTACAACACATTCTCCCTGAAGTTGATTGAGGATGCATTGTATGAACTTTCTGCAGCTAAGCTTGGCATGAACGAAAGGACATTTGTTATTAAGACTGGTGAGCGTGGTGCTATTCAGTTCCACAAGGCAGTTCTTGATACAGTCAGCGGATGGACAGCATTCCAAATCAATGGTGATGCAATTGGTGTAGTACGTAAGACTAACTCACCGCTTCATGAGAATGCTTTGGCAGCTGGCTTCCAGTTTGTTGAATTCCAGGCTCCTAACGGTGTGAAGGTTAAGGTAGACGTTGATCCTTACTATGATGATCCTGTAAGAAACAAGATTATGCATCCAAATGGTGGTCCTGCATTCTCTTACAGATATGACATCTTTGATATTGGTACAATGGATCAGCCTAACATCTTCAAGTGTGCTGTCAAGGGACAGAACGGTGACTTCACTTCATATGAATGGGGCTTGAGGAATCCTTATACTGGACAGATGGGCAATCCTTATGCATCTCATGATGAGGATTCTGCAACAATCCACAAGATGACTACTACTGGTATCTGTGTATTGGATCCAACAAGGACTATGAGCTTGATTCCTGCTGTATTGGTAGGCTAAATTTAAAAAGACTGACAGAGGGAGGGTTAAATCCCTCCCCTGTTTTTAATTGATTAATGGAGAAGAGAAAATGGGAAGAACAAAGAGAGTAGAAGATAATAATGAAATGGAAAACATCGTAATAGATGATACCATACAGGATTTACCCATGCAAAAGATTGAAAAGCGTGTGGTAGATGAGGAAAGGGTTGAGATGCAAAAACCTGAACCTCAAAATAGTAATGAACCTGTCAATTGCTTGAGGAATGAAAGAGTGATTGTAAGGTTTGTCCCTCGTCCATCAGCAATGGTACAAAACCCAAAGCATATCCTCTATGGGGGTATGGCAGAAAATGCAAAGAGGAGTTTTGTTGTACCAAGGTTGAATTCAACTGGGATGTTCAAGAATGTACTTACAGATAATGAGAAAGCATTCCTTGAAAGGGCAATGGGACTTGAATATAATGCACTGAGCATTTATAGGAAGAAAGATAACTTCTGGGATGACTCCAACCCAATGGGTATTGGAAGGGTAACCCTGCATAAGCAGGATAACTACCTTGATTTGAGTGTACCAGAAGACTATATAAAATATAAGATTTTGCTGGCTAACAAAGACCAGATTGCAAGCTCACTTCAGGAACTGGAGGACAGGCCAAAGGCAACCTATCAGTTTGTGATTATTTCTGAAAATGCAGAGGCTGCATCAAACCTGAGCAAGATGGATGTTACCATGGAATGCTATACAGAATATGGTGCTATCAGGAATGATGTAGATACTCTCAGAGTAGTCATTGAACTGATTGAAGGCAGGCCTACTGCTCCTAAGGTTAAACTGGATTACTTGCAGGGAAAGATCAATGAATATATCCAGAAAGACCCAAGAAGGTTCTTGCGTACTGTAAAAGATGAATTATTGCCTGCAAAGGTTCTTATAAAGAAATGTGTTGAAGCTGGCTTGATTGGTAAGAAGAATGATACCTATTACCTTAGGTCTGACGGTACTCCACTTTGTGAGATGAATGAGGATAGCACGCTTAACAATGCTGCAAGATATCTTACAAGTGTAAAGCGTCAAGAGCTTAAATACACATTGGAGGCTAAACTAAAACAATAGAAACAATGCTGCTGGAGGGGCTAGGTGAAAGCAGTCTCTCCAGTGGCGAAATATAATGGAGGAAATAAGCTTTGAGCATAGATGAAATGTCTGTATCCTTTGATGTATACTATAATTCAATTACATCAAACCAAGCTCCTGGATTGACTGAATATGAAAAAAGTCTGTTCCTTACCAAGGCTGAGAAGGAGATTGTAAAGAATTACTTCACTCCTCAGAGTAAGGGGAATAACCTTGGTCAGGGATTTGATGATTCAGCAAAGAGACAGGCGGACTTTTCTGTTTTGATGAAAGCAGGTGCATGTACCCTTCAGGAAGAATTTTCAGGTGTAAGGATAGACCCAAGAAGCAAGGTATACACATTTCCTTCAGATGCATTCATCATTATCAATGAGACTGCAGTAACTTGTGATGACAGAATTTTACAGGTAGTTCCCATCAGATATGATGAATACACAAGACTAATGTCAAAGCCTTATCAGCTGCCTTTGAAAAAGCAGGCATGGAGGCTGAATAACTCAGGCAGTGTAAGTGGCAATGATACTACTAAATATGTGGAGATTGTCACCAATGTAGGAGACAATGTAACTTCATATACCGTCAGGTATGTCAGGGTGCCTAAACCTATTATCCTTGAGACACTTGACGGTTATACCATTGATGGAGAAAGTGCCAAGTCTGTTGGCTGTGAGCTGGACCCAGTACTTCATGAGGATGTAGTACAAAGGGCTGTAGAGCTTGCAAAGGCTGTATGGACATCAACAGGCCAGGATAACACCCAGATTATGATGACAACAGGACAAAGAACTGAATGATAACTTAAACTAATTAAAGATGCAGATAGAAGACTTTTCTAATGGCTTTGATTTATTACTGAACAGTTATGCTACTCCTTCCATGTTTGGTGAGGAGTCTACAAGCAGTACACGTCCTACCATCACACTGGATGAATATGAGAAATCATTCTTCCTGACAAAGGCACAGGAGGACCTTGCACTGGAGCTTTATAATGGTAAGAATGCCTATGGAGAGGCTTTTGAAAATACGGAAGAACAACGAAGATATCTGTCAAACCTTGTTATGGAGGAAGAGCTTGAACCTATCTCAGGAACATCAGGAGTTCCTCTTGGTGTTGACAGTAAATCCAAGTTCTTCACGCTTCCTGAGGATTTATGGTTCATCACCTATGAGGCTGCAAAAGCTACAGGAGTCGGCAGATGCAACAGAACTCAGTACATGGATGTATATCCAGTAACTCAGGATGAATATCATAAGATAAAGAGAAATCCATTTAGGGGAGCAAATGGAAGACGTGCATTAAGGTTAGACCTTGCTGACAATGTCATTGAAATTGTTTGTAAATATCAGGTAATATCTTATTATGTAAGGTATCTCAAGAAACTTAAACCTATTATCTTGGTTGACTTGCCTGACAACTTGAATATTAATGGCATCAGCTATCAGTCAGAATGTATGTTACATGAATCCCTGCATCAGAAGATACTTGAAAGAGCTGTTATGCTTGCTCTTCAGAGTAAGGGATTAATAAGGACAAACAATAATAAAAACGAGAATAAGTAATGCCTTGGGTTAGCCATGACCTTCAGGCTATGTTTAACTTAAATTTTTTGTAAAATGGTTTTTAACACAAATCAAGTCCGTCAATTCTATGTAGCAAGTGCTTATAATGCTACTGTAAACGCTGCATCAGCTGTAGGTACCATTGGCGGTGTTAAAGTAATTGACGAAGGTGTTGACAAAGAATTGTACTTTATGTACAGGGGTGCTGAGAATGTACTCAAGAGTGATAGGATTCAGCTGAAGAACCTGAACTATGTAAAGGCTATTGATGCTGCTGACATGGTAACTCCGCTGAAGAGTGTTGAGGTTACTTTGGATGCTAATGTAAACAGTGGTTCTCCTGTTGCTGGTCAGGATTATGTCCTCAGGATTGCTTTCAGGCAGTTCTATGGCATGAGCGACGAAGATCAGTATTTCAAGGATGTAGCTGTTCATGCAACTGCTGCTATGGCATCTGATGCATCAAAGTTCTTCGCTGCATTGGCTGATGCACTTAATAAGGCATTCTCCCGTGAGATTGGTGCTACTGCAACAAGTAACCCATACCTGACCTTTACTGCAGCTGCAGCTAAGTTGACCATTACTGAGAAGCCTCAGGACTGGACATTGGGTATTGGTGCACAGGAAAGAGTATACTTTGATGTATATCCTACCACTATCTATGTAGGTGGTGATGATGTCATCTGGGGTACTGTAACTGATGTTACTCCTGCAAAGGCAAGTGCTGTTGTAGGTACAAATGCATTGGGTAATGGTAAGATGATTGCTGACATGGAATACTTCTTCATGGGTGAGCGTGGTGACCAGTACAGGATGATGGGTTATCCTAACTACATTCCTACCAAATACTTGGTTGATCCAGATCAGCAATATCACGTACTTGAGTTACACTATGGCTTTACAGACACTGGTGTCAACAGCTATCGTACTGAGAAGGACATTACCATTGTAGCTGCAGGTGCTGCTGGCAAGACTGCAATCAATGGCCTGATTGGTGCTATCAATGACGCTGCTGGTTTGGAAATTGCAACCTTGGAATAAGGTGAAACTCAGTAGATAAGCGATTTACTTAAATCAGTAAATAGTTTCTTTAATATGGCTCAGAGGTATGGTAGGAAATCATATCTTTGAGCCATTAAAAGTTTTAAGAGATTATGTTAGTAAAGGAAATAATCTATGCAGCACTGGACCTTGCTAAGGCAGCCACCAGTGATGATTCTTTTTTCACCGAAGAGCATGTTTTGTTTCTTCTAAAGAAATACAGGTCTTTCCTTATCAAGAAGGAGCATGACAAGGATAAGAGTTCTACAGATACTCCGTCAGAATTTGAGTTCTCTCAGCAGATATGCCTTGACCTTGAGGAACTGCAGGAAATTGATGGTCAACCTTGTACAGGAAGGCCTTACATGAGATCCACAAGGCAGATACCAAGGTTAATCGAAGGATTCCAACCAAGAATCTATCCTGCTAACTTTTACTATGGTACACACATATCATTCATCAATAGGGACAGGATGAGATTTGTTGGAACCAATAAGTATCTTCAGAACATCATTTATGTATCCTATGGTCCAGATCAGTTCTTGTATCTTACAAGTGACAATCCTCAGTTTACCAACCTTGAAAAGGTAAAGATGAGTGCTGTCTTTGATGACTTTGAAGATGCCTTGGATTACCTGTGTGATGATGATGCTTGTCCTATTATCTGTGACATCATGGATGCAGAATTTCCTATCAGAGGAGATATGGTTCCTACATTGTTGGAATTGGTTGTCAAGGAGCTTGTAGGTGCTGAGTACAGACCACAAGATCCAAAGAATGATGCCCATGATAATTTACCTCAGATGGTAAGCAGTAAATAACCTTAGCTATGGACTTACAGGAATTTATAATTCAGCAGAAAAAAGCCAATGTATCCAGGCAAAAGAAGGTCAGGAACTCATGGGGTAACTACGATATATACAAGTATATCAGAAAGCATAACTGGTATGATATTGGCAGACCTCTGAAGGAACATGAATTCTATGCTATCATTAGAGGTGTGAACGATTTGCTTGCAGAGGAAGTTGCTCAGGGTAAGACCATTACCTTTCCTTCAAGAATGGGGAAGCTTGAACTGAGAAAGCATCAGGCTGGTGCAAGTATAGTTAATGGAAAACTGAAAGTAACCTATCCTGTCAATTGGCATGAAACACTCAAGCTTTGGTATGAGGATGAGCAGGCAAGGCAAAACAAGACATTGCTAAGGAATGAAACAGATTATGTATATCATATCAAGTATAGCAAGTATGAAGCTAACTATGAGAACAAATCATTTTATGAGTTTTCACTCAACAGGTTTGTCAAACGAGCATTAAGAGATAATATAGTTAAAGGAAAGATAGATTCATTATGGTAAATAAACAAGAGGGTAAATGGGCTGTGTACAGACATATTTCTCCTTCTGGAAAGGTGTATATAGGAATCACCAGTCGAGACCCAAAATTAAGATGGGGGCATGGCTGCAATTACAATAACTGTATTTTTGCCAATGCAATAAAAAAGTACGGATGGAATAATATAGTACATCAGATAATGTTTACAGGGTTATCAGAAGATAGAGCTAAAAATCTTGAAATTAGCCTGATTAGGCATTATAAAAATTTAGGGATTTCGTACAATATGACTGATGGTGGAAGTGGTATAATTGGTATTCCTCATACACAAAAATGGTTAGATGCTGTTCGAAAATGTTGGACAGGTAGACACCATACTGAAGAAACAAAAAGAAAAATATCTGAAGCAAATAAAGGAAATCAAGCTGCAAAAGGAATGCATTGGTCAAAGGAGTCCATAGCTAAAAGGACTGCTACAAGAAAAATAAATGGACAAAAACGTCGTATGGATAGAGAGGAACTTGCTAAAATAAAACAAAAATCAGCGAAAGTAATACCTGTAAAACAGTATACTTTAGATGGAGAATTTGTTAATGAATATTATTCTATGAGTGAAGCAGGAAGAATAAATAACATTTCCCCACATCAAATTTCTGAATGTTGTAGTGGTAAACATAGACAAGCAAAAGGTTATATTTGGAGGAAAGCTATATGATAAAAGAATATCAATATACAAGTATTAGTAGAGTTTTGGATTCAATCCTTGATCATCCATTATTGCGTGATGTAAGCCTTGAACAGGCTGTGAGATATACCATACGCTTTATAGGACTCTTTGGTTTTTCAAAGATGTACAAAGATAAGATTGAAGATGTTGAGATACATGATTTCCGAGGATTACTTCCTTGTGACTTGATTAGTATCATTCAAGTGAAGGATATCAGGACTGGTATATGTCTTAGGCACATGACAGATAACTTTATTCCTGCACAGGTGTCAGATAAACTTAAGGACCATGGTATTTATCCACCACACCCCACTCCTGACCTACTGAATAACATACAGCCTCCAGTACATAGGGAGTCTCCTGTAGGAAAGGGCCCTATTCCCAAAGTACATCCGTGGGAATGGTATATCCCTCATGCACTTAAATACCTGGAGGAACCTGCATTCAAGACTCAGGGAAGATGTATTTATACTTCATTCCCAGAAGGTGTAGTAGGTATTTCATATAAGTCGATTCCTGTGGATGAAGAAGGTTTTCCACTTCTGATTGACAATGAAAACTATCTTGCAGCATTGGAGGCATATATCAAGAAACAGGTATTCACTGTTAAGTTTGATACAGGAAAGATTGCAGCTCCTATTCTACAGAATGCCCAAAGGGATTATGCAGTACTTGCTGCAGAACTCCAGTCAGAATTTACACAACCTTCTGTATCAGAGATGGAAAGTGTAACAAGGATGATAAATACGCTGATACCTAAAGTCAGGGAATTTGACAATGGATTTAAGAATCTCGGCAACAGAGAGTGGCTAAGAAAGCATTAAGGAGGTAATATGGGAAAGAAGATTACAGGATGGAAGACAAAAGGCATGAACAGAGATATGTCTGTTTCTGCCTATAATGCTGAGTTTGCCTTTGAAAATATCAACCTGAGGTTATCTACCAATGATAACAATACTACAATGAGTTGGGTCAATGAAAGAGGTCCACTCCTATTAACTTTGACAATTGATACCGAACCCTGGATAACTACTGGTGAAAAAACTTATGCTTCAACCATCTCAGGTATACCTATTGGCACTGCTGTCATTAACCATAAACTAGTGCTGTTCACTACTCAAAAGAATGCATCAAGGCCAGACAGCATCTATGTACTTTGGTATGATAGCGATGAGAAGACTCATATGCAAGGTAAAATTATTTATAGAGGGAATCTCAACTTCAATACTGATTATCCTCTTGAAACACTGGTATCCTATGAGGCAGAACACATTCAAAAGGTATATTGGACTGATGGGTTGAACCAACCAAGAATGATTAACATTACTGCTGACGAGGATAAATTGTCAAAGTGGAATAACTCAGGACAAGTTGAAGACTATTTCTTTGACTTTGTGCCATCTGCAAATTTCCAGGAAGAAGTTTCTGTCAGGAAAAATGTCTCTTCCATGGGTTTGTTTGCACCTGGTATCATCCAATATTGTTTTACTTATGTAAATAAGAATGGACAGCAAAGTAATATAATCTGGTTATCTTCATTATATTACCTCTCCCATAATGACAGGGGTGCAAGTCCTGAAGAGAAAGTTACCAACAGTTTTGAAATTACAATACAAAATGCAGATACAAACTTTGACTTTGTAAGGTTATACTCCATTCAAAGAACATCCTTGAATGATGTACCTTTTGTCAAACTACTCACAGACATTGAAATTACAGGTAGCACACTTACTTATGTGGACAATGGTACTACAGGTTCTAACATGGATCCTACAGAGTTACTATACATAGGTGGCAGGGAAGTAACTGCATTGACAATGGCTGATAAGGACCAGACTTTATTTTTAGGTAACCTAACCCAGCCAAACAGTCTTATAACTGATATACAGAATTACTTTGACTCCATTCGTGGTACAGCAGGAGATATAGAAATCAGCTTTAAGAATGATGGTCTTGAAAAGCATATTTTACTTGACCATTCTTATGGTGTCTATGGTTATACTAATCTAATGAATAAGGGGGATTTAAGACAAATATCCACATTCAAAGGAGGAGAAACCT